GAAAAGTTAAAGATAAAAATGATGGGAAAACAAAATAAAGTTCAAGTTGTTAAACCGGGATATATGAATAAAGGACGGAAAAAGAAAAATGAAATTGTCCCGGCGGAAACGATGAGTATTGAAAATTTAATCACAACGGCTATTAAAGAAAAAACGCCAGTTGATATAATGGAACGAATGTTGGCCATGAGAAAAGAATTGCGCGCTGAACAAGCGAAAGAAGCATTTGACAATGCAATGGCTGATTTTCAAGGTGAATGTCCGACTATCAAAAAAACGAAAGCCGGAGGATCAACAAAAATAGGAGTGGTCGCATATTATTTTGCACCGCTTGAGTCAGTTGTTGATCAGGTAAAAAATTTAATCAGTAAGCATGGATTTTCTTATAGGATAAAAACAAAAATCGGAAAAGATGAACAAGGACAAAAAACAGTCACTTCAGTTTGTGTTGTTAATCATAGATTAGGACATTCAGAAGAAAGTGAGTTAGAAGTTCCGCTCGGAACACAAACTAATGTGATGTCCGCGCCACAGGTAGTCGCGGCTGCATCTACATTCTCAAAGCGATATGCTTTTCAAAATGCGTTTGGAATTATGACAGGCGATGATGATAATGATGGTGCTGATAGTAAGAAAAAACCAGTTGTGCAACCACAACAAGAATATCAACCTCAAAAAGTTGGTGAACATGGCGAACCTATTAATGAGCCGGAAGTAATTAATCAACCGGCTGCAGGCAAGGGATTAATTTGTCATGATTGTGGAAATGAAATCACAGCGGCGGAGGATAAATATAGTAGAGATAAATTTGCTGATTGGGGTCTTTGCAGAAAGTGTCAAAAAGATTATCAATTTAAAAAATAGTTATGGCCAAAAAAAATACAAACACATTCCAAATACCTGCTATTCTTGAGGGGATTGGACATCTCAAAGACGGAAGTTTATCACTTCGTTTTCACACTCAAGAAATGACTGATAATGAAAAATTAACTTTAATGGGATTTTTTCAGAGTTTTGGCTATTTATTATTTCGCGCTAATAAATTTTCTGATGCAGATATTCCGAAAGACGATGCGAAGTATGATGGCAAAACACCAAGCCAACACCTGCGTGCGTGTATTTATCGCTATTGGGAAATTGTCGGGAGTGAAGATGATTTTGAAGTTTTTTATCGCAGGCATATTGAAAAATTAGCTGATCAATACAAAGGGAAAATGGAAAATATTACTGGGTAGAAATTGGGGATAACTTTACTTGACTATGTTTCGCAAAATAGATTATAATAGAAATATGAAATTCACACCGAGAACAAATCCATTAAATAAACAAAAAATGATTAGGCGCGATCGTGATATTTGTCGGCTATACAATAAAGTTGGATTAACTATGCCGGAAATAGCAACACGCGAGGGAATCACAAAAGAAAGAGTTAGACAAATTCTTCAAGAGGAAAAAAGGAAGCGATCTTAATAGTTGCTTCCTTTTGTTTTTATGGAAAAAATAAAGGATTTAATCAAAAACAGAATCAAAGATAAAACCACATTTGAAGTTAGGGATTTACGCAACGGCGAATGGTATTGGATACATAAATGGGTAATCAAAGAATACGGCCGGGAAATAAAACCAAACGGGATTGCTGTTTATAATGTTTTGTCTGGGTTTTCAAATAATAAAACACAAAAAGCGTGGCCATCATTATCGGCTATCGGTGATTTGATTGGAGTTAGCCGAGACACCGCTAAGAGATAAATTAAAAAACTAATTGATCTAAAAATAATTAAAAGAGAAAGACATGGCCAATATCATTATGTTTATTATTTATTGAAAAATCCAAGCTGGGGGGGCAACCCTGCCCCGTCTGGTAGTCAGAGGGGGCAAAATAAGTTTCAGAGGGGGCAGATTAGGGCATCAGAGGGGGCACCTCGTGGCACAAACAATAAGAAAGAACAAGAATTAAAGAACAATAGGTTAAATATTTTTAGAAAAAGAACCAAAGAGGAACAAGAATTAGTGAATAAAGAACTCGATAAAGTTAAAAGTCAATTAAAGAAAAAATAAATATGAAAAATAAGATTTTTGTTTTAACAGTATTATCGTTCATAGTCGTTTTAATTATATTAACATATTGCGCTTGGATATTTGGAGTTAGAGCAGGCCAATGGGAATGTATTTTTGATCGCATTACAAACGACACAGGTTTGGCGGATTGTATTTGTCCGAAAAGCGCGCCGCTTGTATTTGAAACTTTTGAAGTATCCGCCTTTACGAGTTCGCCTGAAGAAACCGACAGCAATCCCTGTGGCACGGCAAGCGGAGTTGATATTTGCGAAGCATATCAAAATGAGTCGTTTTCATTTGAAAACAAAACTTGGCACGGATGGGGTATAGTTGCTTGTCCACCGGGATATCCTTTTGGAACAGAATTTTGGATTGAGGGAGTGAATGTGTTTGTTTGTTTAGATAGAATGGCTGAGCGATACAGAGATGGAAATTATCTTGATATTTATATGGGCGAGGGCGCGGATGCAAAAAAACGTGCAAAAGAATTTGGTCGAAAACAATTAAAAGTTAGATTATTAAATAAATAAATAAATAAAAACTATGTCAAATATTAAAAAGAAAACAAAGGAGTTGTTAGAAAGTAGAAAAATAAATCTTAAATTTATTGAAATGGATTTGATTTTCTATCACGAGAATAAAGAGGATTTACTAAAACTTGATCCGTTGGCGCTTCAAGATACTATCGTAAAAATTGAGAGCGAATTAAAATTAAAAAAGAATTGGAAAGGCGAGAAAGAAAAAGCACGCCGGGCAATGTTGGTGAAAAAAATCAATACAGTCAACGAACAATTACAGGAATACAAAGAAACGATGACAACTATCAATCAGTTAATCACAAAAGAAAAAGATTTGATTGAGTATATCTCATTTTTAGAGGATTACATTAAACGATCACGATGGGCAAAATAAAAATTCAAACAAGTTGGGATGATTATAGTGAGCATAATATTAAATTAGCTGAAATGCTTTTGAAGTATGAATTGCCGGCGATATTCTTTATTGATTTATGTTCCGATAATGCAAAGCAACAAGTTGTCAAATTGGCCAAAATGGGATTTGAGATCGGCGCGCATACTTATAATCATCCACAAGATTTGAAATTATTACACGATGATCAGCTAAAAACAGAAATTATTGATGTTAGAAAAGAATTACAATCGCTAACTGGCCAAGAAATAAATTGGTTTTGTTATCCACGCGGCCGATATGATGATCGAGTAATGGAATTTGTTAAAGAAGCCGGCTATAAATTCGCCCGGACAACAAGGGTTAAGGTTGAAAATTCAATAGACAATCTTGCGTTCCCGACTTCATTTCATTGCTACAACCGCGCAGAATACAATGGCAAGGAATGGCCGCAATACGTGCGCGATTGGATTGAATTTTTATGCGACAATTTCAAGGCAGGAAGTGATGCGCGTAATATTCATTTTTGGGGACATGCTTGGGAAATAGAAAAATATGGCGATTGGGAAAAGTTAGAAAAATTGTTTGCTTGGATTAAGGATTTTAACGGCTCATAAGCCGAGGAAGGAGTAAGTATGAAATTACAAAAACAAGTTTGCGGGAATTGTAAATACTATCGCTGTAGAGATAGTGTTTGGGGTAATTGTTATAGATATCCGCCCAAACTGATTATTAAAAGTATTTTTCCAAAAATTAAATATAATAAAGTTCGCCCAGAAGTTTATGAAGATTACGATAATGATTTCTGTGGCGAGTTTGAATCAAGAAAAAGATAATTAAACTAACCCGCTCTTAATTGAGCAGAGAGGAGTGAATATGGATAAAAAATTAGAAATAGCAATAGAGGCACTAAAAAAACTTACTAAACCAACTGGTAGATTTTCTCGTGACCCAGAAGAGTTTGCGAGGAACACTATTGAGGATATGGTTGAAATTGCTTCAAAAGCATTAAAAGAAATAGATTTAACCTCCCCAAACAAATGAACAAAAAAGAATTAAAAATATACATCCCTAACATTTCACAAACAGCAATTGGCGGAGGTTTTACTTTCCTGCGCAATCTAAAAAAGTCGTTGAAAGACGAAGTTGAATTTGTCAGCACTTGGCAGGATTGCGATATAGTTTTTGTCTTTGGAATTACCACGATTGATAAAAACGAAATTCACGAAGCAGTCAAAGCAGGAAAAAAATTAGTTTTAAGAGTTGATAATATTCCGCGCCGATCGAGAAACAAAAGACAAAGCCCGGCCGAGAGATTAAAAGAGTTTGGCAAGTTAGCTGATACGGTAGTTTATCAAAGCGAATGGGCGTTTGCTTATGCCGGATATTTTGCCGGCAATGGCGTTGTGATAACAAATGGAGTTGATACAGAAATTTTTAACGAGGATGATCGGGAAAGCGATGGCAAAACATAATTGTCTGTGAATTATAACGACAATCCGAATAAAAGATTTGATGAGACACTATATATTTTTGATATGGATTGGCGGATGGATAATGATATTCATTTAATTGTGGCCGGGAATGTTCCAAAAATTTATTTAGAACATCCTGAATATAATTGGGATCTACCGACAGATGGAATTGTTGAATATGTGGGGATATTTCATACACCAGAAAGAATGGCTCAATTATACAAATCTTGTGATGTTTTACTTTATCCGTCATTCGCAGAAGCGTGTCCGAATGTTGTTGCAGAAGCAATGGCTTGTGGTTGCCGTGTTGTTGGAGTGAATAGAGAGGGTGGAACGGCAGAATTAATTGCTAAAAATGTCAGTGTTGGATTAGATGATAAAATGAAAATTACGCCATATACAATAACGCAAATGGGCGCGGAGTATTTAGAAATCTTTAAGGAGGTGATTAACAAATGAAAAAAATTGAATGTCCAAATTGTAAATATATAGGTAGAGGAAAAGTAATAACACAAGGATCGTTTTTAGTAGAAATCTTTTTATGGTGTTGTTTTATTTTTCCGGGCATACTTTATTCAATTTGGAGGTTGTCAACGAGATATTTTGGTTGTCCAAGATGTGAGTTTAGAAATGTAATTAAAAAATAAATTTAGGGAGCTAACGGCCGGATAAGTAGATTATTAACCTGTGGCCGACGGGCAGAAGTTGGTTTATCCGGTGAGTCTAAAATACTCTTCATGTTGCCGGCTTCTGATATTCGGCCATTAGTTTCCTAAATAAATAAAATTATGGCTTCATATTTTAGAACACAATTAGAGGATTGGTTAAAAGGATTAGAGGTTCGCGCTGATCGCGTTCTTGATGTTGGCGGCGGCGCGTTACCAGTTAAAGACAGAGTTAAACTTTGGAATGTAGGGGAGTATAAGATATTAGACAATGAGTTAGAGGATCAGAAACAAAAACCTGACTTTGTTTGCGATTTAAATAAATCATACGATAGATTTGTTGGACACAATGGATTATATATAGATTGTCCGGGATGTGGTGGTGATGAAATTGTTGGTGTTGATAAACTTCCTATTATTAAAGGCGATGGTGATTGTTATAATTTTGATATAATATTTTGTCTTGAAGTAATGGAATATATTTTGGATCCTCGCACGGCAATAAATAATTTAAAGTTTATGTTAAAAGATAAAGGAATTCTTTATATTTCATTCCCTTTCGTATATCCACATCACAATCCAGCCGGCCACGATTTTTTAAGATATACTCGTTGGGGTGTGATTAAATTATTAACAGAAACAGGATTTGAAATTGATGAAATACGCGCGCGAACACAAAAAGTCGAAATAGACTATAATCAAGATCCTCCACAGAATAGTCAGCAAGATATTAAAGGCTGGTATTCAGACCAAAAGATGCACCCGGTAAAAAGCGGAATAGATCACAACGAGATTGGGTATATTGTTAAAGCGATAAAGAAATGAACAAAAAAGTAGCACAACTATATAAAGGAAAATTTGAGGAATTAGATATTAAATTTAGTCGTGTCTGGGCGATGCCTAATGCTTGGACATTTTCAGACCCGTTTGCTGGTAAATTTTCACCTGCCGAGATAACAAATGACCATAATCCTGAAAGAAAAGCAAAGCATTGTATGGACGCGCGCGATTTTACGGCCAAATTAGAAGGAAAATATCACGGCATTTTATATGACCCGCCATATTCATTCACACAAATTAAAGAACATTACAAAAAATTAGGAATGGATTTTACAAAAGAGGAAGCGAGTATGAAATTTTACGAAATAATCAAAACTAATATGTGTGAGAAAATTAAAAAAGGCGGATACGCGATTTCGTTTGGTTGGAATACAAACGGATTTGGGAAAGCGCGCGGGTTTAGAATTATTGAAATTATGGCCGTAGCACATGGCGGAAGTAAAAATGATACTTTTGTGACTGTGGAAATAAAATTATGAAGATATTTACAACGGCATGGCATTGTGGTCATCAATACGATCTATTTAATGCATTAAAAGATTGCCAGTTTGATTTGTTAATAAATAATTGTCGCGAGTGGGCGGAAAATTCAAGGCCGTTTCCAAAGAATGCAAGAATGGTGAGCCATTATGAACCCGGCAAATATGACTTAGCTATATTGGATTTAGATCAACAATGTATTGACTCGGCGCGAAGTTGTAAAGGTTTGTTGTATCGCGAACTTAATGCTATAATTAAAGATATACCAAAAATTGTTATAAATCACGGCTCGCCAATTTGGCCTGAAGTTTACACGAAAGAGGAAATTGTAAAAAGTATAAGAAAATTAGTTGGCTACAATGTGATGGTTGTTAATTCTCATAAGGCGCGCGAGGAGTGGGGATTTGGAAAAGTTATTTGGCACGGAATGGGATTAGACGAATGGCGCGATCTACCAAAAGACCCGCGCATAGTGACGGCCGTTAGTCCGGCAGGATTGGATGCTTATTATAATAGGCGGCTATACAAAGCAACCGACAAAGAATTAGGTAAGCATGGCATACAAATAGTTCATTTTAGAATACACGCATTTTTTAAGGATTGGGACGATTACAAAGATTATCTTGGTCGTTCGCTGATTTATTTTGATTACTCCTTACATACTCCAATGAACCGCGCGAAAACAGAAGCGATGCTGTCTGGCTGTTGTGTAGTCACGGCAAAAAACCACGATGTAGAGAAGTATATTGTTGACGGCAAGAATGGATTTATCGTTAAAAACAATCCGTATTCCGCGAGCAAATTATTACTGGAATTAATTAATGATTATGATCGTTGTATAAAGGTCGGCCAGGCCGGGAAAGAAACGGCGCAAAAGTTATTTAACCGAGAGAGATATAGAAATAATTGGCTCGATTTAATCAAAGGAGTTCTATGATTTATTTCGCTTGGTGGTTAGTGGGATTAATAATGGGTTTTATAATTGGGATGTGTGTCTTGTTTTCTTCATTTTTTACTGATGAATACAAGGATGCTATTAAAAAAATAGATGAAACAAAAATCAGCAATAGAAAAGGGTAAGCGATTTGAAAACTTTGTCAACGCTGAAATAGAAGCAGAGGGATTAGGAAAAGCAACACGAACACCCGGAAGCGGAAGTGGAAGATTAAAAGGCGACTCATTTAACAATTTAAAGTTTATGTTGGAATGTAAGAACCAAAAAACAATCCACATAAAAGAATGGATAGACCAATCGAAAGAACAGGCGCATGCAGGTAATTATGATCCGCAGAAATGGGCTTTGATATTCCGCGATCCAAGAACACCTGAAGCAAGACCAGAAGTTTATGCGGTAATAGATTTCTGGCAATTTCTAAAATTACTTCATAAAGACAAAGAGCCAACAATTAAAGAACCCGACAAAGATGCCGCGTGGAAAATTAGAGCATTAATTGAGGCGGCCAAGCGAGCATTAAAAGTATTAGAGAAATAAAAATATGGAATTAATAGATTTAACTCAAAGCATTCAAGACAATTTTTTCAGGTTTTTAATAATTTATATTATTGCTGTAACATTTTAGACGAAAGATTAGAACAGGCAGGCAAAGAACAAATGGGCAAAAAAAGCAAAGAGGAGGGTTGGACTATCAACCCGGACGGCATCAACGAATTAGTTGGCTATGATTTATTAAGTGTTTGGGATGGTGTCCATATATCCAATACAGAAACAGGAAAATACTTTTTACCGCTACCGCTCAATATGTTTGACAAATCAAGAAACCGCATGCGCTATTCAAGAACGCAACCTTGTGAATTAGAAAAGATAGTCAGAAGTTATATGCGCGAGGGGGATTATTTTCTTGAGAGTTGCGTTGGTTGGGCTTCGTTTAGTTCGGTGGCTAAATTCTATGGATACAGCGGAGTAGGAATTGATATTTGGGATACATCGCTCAAGTATTCAAAGAAACAATTAGACGCTATGCCGGGCAAAGGAAAGGTTGAGATTAAAGAGATGGACGCGCTCAATCTTGAATTTAAGGATAATACCTTTGATATAGTTTATTGTAATCCGCCGTTTTTTAATTTAGAGGGCTATTCAAAAACAAAAGATGATATTTCTGTCAATGATGATTATAATGAGTGGGCGGACAAAATTAAGAAATTATCGAGCGAATGCTATCGCGTATTAAAACCAAACGGATTAGCGATATTCACAATGGCTGATTTTAGATTAAAAGGAATTTTAGTGGACGCGCATAATGATTGGAGTAAAATATCAAAGGAAGTTGGTTTTGAATTATGGGATCATTCAGTCCAAAAGATAAACAGTATGTCAATAACAACGAGGCGCCGGAATTATAAAAGGCGTTATTGTGTTAAGGCGATTGAGCATATTTTAATATTTAAGAAAGTTATTAACGATGAAACAAAAGATTGATTCTATTCAAAAAAAGGCTCGGATTAAATCAGAAAAAAAGAAAGTTGAGCGTGATTTGAGAAAGCCGTTTGAATATGTCCAGTTTGTCAAGTGGACAGCGTTGCCAAGCGTGTTAAGAAAGCCACAAACACAAAGAGATTTAAGCAAGGAGTTCCGAGTTGATGAGGACACTTTGACGAATTGGAAAAAACGAGAGAAGTTTTGGGACGAGGTTAGAGATGAAATGCGTAAGTATTTTCAAGATAAAACATCAAATGTTGTTCAGGCGCTTTATCAAACTATACTTAGTCAAGGCAAAGGCACAGCGCAGGGCGCGAAATTATGGTTGGAATATATTAATCAATGGATACCTAAACAAGAAAATATCAATCGCGACAAAACATTAGAGGATTTAATTGATGACGCAAAAAAAGATAAACAACAAAATACTGATAGAGAGCCTGCTTTGGATACAAAACAAACAGGGAAAAAGACAAAGGTTCATTCTAAATCAGACACAAAATTATTACCGGGAAAAGAAAACGCTGAGGGATCTGATACTAAAAGCGAGGCAGAAAGGGTTTAGCACTTATATTTTAGCCGATCAGTTCATTGATTGCGTTAGCAAACCGACAAACGCTGTTGTGATTAGCCATGAGAAAGATGCGACAAAAAGGTTGTTCGCAAAAGTAAAGTATTATATTGACAATTTAGAAGTTAAGCCGGATTTGAAATATGACACGAAATCAGATATTTTCTTTCAGAAACGCAATAGTAATTATTATATTGGAACAGCCGGGCAGAAAGCATTTGGACGAGGCGATACTATTCACCGCGCGCACTTATCAGAGTTCGCTTTTTGGCAGAAACCAAAAGAAATTCTAACAGGTTTATCAGAGTCAGTCCCAATGGACGGACAGATAGTTATTGAGTCAACGGCCAACGGACGAGGAAATGATTTTTATGATATGTGGCAGGCGGCCAAAGAGGGCGAGAGCGCCTACACTCCGCATTTCATTCCGTGGTTTATTGATAGAGAATATCAATTGACGAAAGAACGATTGAATTTATTAAAAATCAAAGAGGATATCAGGAATGTTATTTTGGAGGAAAAATTGACGGACGAGGAACAAAGTTTGGTTAAACAGCATAATTTAACAATAGAACAAATTTGGTGGCGCAGGTTTAAGATATGGGATTTAGCCGATACATTTCAACAAGAGTATCCCGAGAATGATGTTGATTGTTTTCTTCAATCAGGCCGGCCGGTATTCAAAATCGTCAAAATGATTGAAAAGATTGATTTACAGACCGACAAGCAGTATTTAGGTGGCATTGACGGCGCTGAGGGCGTGACTGGGGGCGATAACCATTGCTTCGCTATCATTGACCCTAATCCGCCAGCAAAAGTCGTCTATGAGATAACCTCGAACGAGCCAATAGATGTTTTCTGTAAGAAAGTGGCTGAAATGACAGGGAAATATAAAATTAGATTGGGAGTTGAGAAAAATGGAGTTGGTGTCGCGCATGTAAATAAATTAAAAGAATTAGGCGTTAGTTTCAGTTCTTGGGACACGACAGGTTCGTCCCGGCCAGTCCTTATATCAGAATTAGAGGAAGCATATCGCAAGGCAGAGTTGCTTGAAACATATTTGGAAGCAAAAAATGAGTTGATGGATATGGTTTATGACGAGAAAAACAAACCAATTCATCCGACAAATAAACACGACGACAGGGTATTCGCGCGTGGTATTGCGTGGCAACAACGCAAGCAAGCCGAACCCAGCGTTAGATTTTTATGAAGTTAAGTATTATAACGACAATCACAAATCCGACATTAAACCAATATGCTTGGCGTGAAGCGATTGAGAATTATTTAGAATTAGCCGATGAAGTTATTGTTGTTAATGGGGGTAAAAAATTAATTCATTCTTTATTGCCAAAGAATTTATTTAATAATATTGTTAGTAATAAATTAAAAATTATTGATGTCCCTTGGCCGAAACAATGGCATTGGTCAGAGTTGCCAGTTCACCTCAACGCAGGATTAGAGGCCGCCACAGGCGATTGGGTTATTAAAACAGATATTGATTACTTCTTTCACGACAAAGATTTTTCATCAATCAGATATGCATTAGAAAATCCTGCCAAGAATTATATGGTCGCTTCGTTTGTTAAAAGAGTGATTGTTAATAAACACGGATTGTATAGAAAAGTTAATTTGCCGATTGCTATCAATAAAGCGATGGTAAGTGATACAATAAAATTTGGGATAGATTTTAATGAAAAAAGCGATTGGTGTATGCCTATTTTAGTTAATAATTATCCACAATCATTTGATATAGGCGATAAAATAAACGATGTTCCAGTCGGCCGATTAGTCACTCCGCCAATGATTTATGAAACGGAAATTGATGTTTGGAATTACGACTCTATTTTCAGAACGAAAGATAAACAGAAAGAAGTATTTTGGAGGTTTGCGCAGGCATACGCTACCGCCTTTGATAAAAGTTGGGGAACGACACCCAAGCAGGCGTTTCAATACTGGGTTAATATGATGAAAGGCAGAATTGACAGAAAACTACACCCGATCGGATTAGAAAGCCACCCGAAACATATTCAGGAAAGGATTAAGAATTTGAAGCCGGAACAATGGGGTTTTAATAATTGGAATGGATTAATGGGTCACAAGATATTAAAAGATAAAGATATTAAAAAGTTATGATTAAAATAAATTACGATTTCAAATACACAACAGAAGTAGTTTTAGGAAAGCATTGTTTTGTTTATCGTGGCGAGGAAGTTAAAGAGATAGCGAAGCAGTTAGGCCGGGAGGATCAGGAATTATGCCTTAAAGTTTTCTATGACCAAGATGTCAAAGGGAATTGGGGCGATGATAAAGATGACAAAACCGACAAACGAAATACGACACTAAAAGAGGCGAATATAATTCAGAACATTTGCGCCTTTGAGGGATTAGCGCCGAGAGTTTATGGAATGGTTGATGTTAGTTGGACTGGCAAAGGTAGGAAAGGAATAGAACATAAAGACAAAGTTTGTCAAGCACAGATTACTGAATATCTTGGAACAGACCATATTAAAGACGACAACGAAGCATTAGCGCTTTATGATAAGATAATAAAATTAGGTGAAAAGTATGGTTGGAAAGTAAATTATAGAGAGTATGGCCGGAAAGATGTTATTGGCGGAAAGTTTGTTGATTTTCAGAGTTTTAATTTAACAGGTGATTACGAACAAAAAATTAAAGATTTAATCCACGAATTAGGAAAGTGGGGCAAGACACATTATCAAGGCATTCCCGAATTAGATATGCGGAAGTTTAGAAAGACAGAATTGAGATATAAAGAATTATGCCTTGACAAATTAGATTTCAACGGCAAGACAGTTTTAGATATTGGTTGTTCATCAGGAGTGTTTTGTAATTATGCGGCCAAGCGTGGCGCGAAAAGAGTTGTCGGAATTGATTTGCCTAATCCAGTCCGCGCCAGTCAGTTGTTAGCAAACCATTTGGGCAATTTTAATAATGATTACTTGCCGATTGATTTAGAAAAAGAACAGCCACAAAAAAAGAAATATGACATAGTTTTATTTTTGTCAATGCTTTACCATATTGGTTATCCTGATTGGTTAGAACAAATTACAGGCAAGTTATTGATAATGGAATGGAACCATTGGAATATGAAAAAAGGATTGAGCGTTAAAGAATGCGAAAGTAAAACTTTTGAAATGTTAAAAAAGGATTTCAGCCGGATTGAGTTTGTCGGTCGTGCCACAGATCACGGCGACAAAGCAATTTGGCATTGCCACAAATGAAACCATTAATGACAGACCAAGATGTTAAGTTAGTTGAAAAGGAGTTATTAAAGTTTAACCCGATTGATGTTTTAGAATGGGGATCAGGCGGAAGCACAATTTATTTTTCTAATTTCATTATAGACAAAATTGGTTTACTTAATCTAACTTGGGAATCAATAGAATACGATTTGAAATGGTATTTGGAATTAGTGTATTATTCTATGCCGCAGGTTAGATTACATTTATTTGATGAGGAGGTTTTACGGAATGACGATAGGCGCGCGTTGAGAAATAAGCCGATGAATGAATATGTTTTGTTTCCGAAAAAATTAGGGAAAAAGTATGATGTGATTTTTGTTGATGGCCGGAAACGCAGGCGTTGTTTATTAGAGGCATTGGAATTATTAAAGCCGGGTGGAATTGTATTGCTTCACGATGCCGGCAGAGAATATTATCATTGCGCTATGGAAAAATATAACGGACAGTTTTTGTCAAAAACATTATGGAAAGGAACATTGAAGTCCCAATAATTATGGTTGTTTCAGGAAAGCGGCCTAATCTTGAAAAACAGGCCACTGAAACAATTATAGAAAATACAGAATATTATTGTCGGTTGATCAAGGGCGAATGCTCGACACACCCGGACGATATTAAAGTTAGAAACCATTTGGCTTCTATTATTGATTTTGATTATGAGTATATTTGCTTTGTTGATGATGATTTATATTTCAATGATAATTGGTTAGAGAAAATGGTTGAATTATTAAAAGACAATCCTGATGTCTATATTTTATCAGCAATCAAATGGCCGGCGCATAAAGTTTTAGAAAAGAGAAAAGGAATAAATATCACGGATAGAATGACAGGCGGTTGTCTATTAATGAAAAAAGAAGTTTGGCAGGAATTTGGCGAGTTTGATGTTCACCGCGACAAAACAAATATGTTCCGTGAGCGTGTCCAAAAAGCAGGTGGCAAAGTGGCCGTGTTGAATGATGAGGAAATTGTAATCCATTGTGGGATTGAAAGCATAATCAACAACAAAGGCAGGTCAGATGAAACAGCGAAACGAATTAAAAAATTAGCAGATAAAGTGGGGGCAATATGCGAATAGCACACATTACAAGAGATTATTATGGTGGCGAATTATCCAAAGCATTAAGGATAGATTTTGAAGTTGACGATTTTAAGAGTTATCGTGATATTCACAATCCAAATGATTATGATATTTTATTAGTTGAATATTTAGGCCTTGAAGCGATATCGGCAAGTAAACACGAACATAAGAATTTAATGATACGCACGAGAGGCGTTGAAGTTTACGAGGGAAATTTGCGCAAGATATGTTGGCAAAATGTAAAATGGTTATTAGTTTTAGGCAAACATCAAAAGGATTATTTTGAAAGGCGTTGGGGTAGATATAATTGTAAGCCACAGAATATTGGTTGGTTGCCACAAGTCGCGCCGTTGGATAAATTTACTTTGCGAGAAAAGCCGGAAGTCACAAGCCGAGTCGCAATGCTTTCAAATGTGACTGGCCGGAAAGGGTCTGATCAGATACCGGAATTCTTAATGAGATACCCGGACAAAAATATACTTCACTATGGAACGATTTGCGCCTATGGATATAGCGTTGCCGAATATGTCAGGTGGAAATTAGAAAAGGAACAAATAGTCAATCGTTATAAGCACAAAGAGTGGATAGATTTTAATGAGATAAATAAGTGGTTGGAAGATAAAACATATTTATTCTTTCCGTCTATCGCAGAAAGTTTTGGCCGAGCGATTGCTGAATGTTTGTGTAAAGGTATCAAGCCAATCATCAGGAATTTTCAGGGCGCGGAGGAATTATGGCCGAAAGAATTTTTATACAATAATTTTGAGGATATAGACAGAATACTGGCGTTGCCATACGAACCTGAAAAATATCGCCAATGGGTCGCTGGCCGATATTCAAAAGAAAAGATTTTATCAATGTTCAATGATTTATTATAAAAAATACGATGAGTCGGGCGCGCTTCATCACGAATGGTATCGCAAAAGCATACCATGGTATAAAGAAGTGGCGGATCTATGTGTTAGCCGGGCGATTGGCAAGACGGCTTTGGATTTAGGTTGTGGTGATGGATTGGTTTGTAAATTATTATTAAAAGCAGGATATGCTGTTTGCGGAGTTGATAGCAATAAAAAAGGATTAGAGTTAGCGAAAGAATTAGCGCCGGCCGGAACTTATATTAAAGCAGACCTTGATAAGTATTCATCAAATTGGGTTTATGATTATATGGTTTGTTTGAATACGATTGAGCATGTAGAAAATCCAAAAAACATAGTTAAGATATTTAAGGATAGCGTAGTAAAGCGCGGTTTAATCATCACTGATCAAAAGATTGAGGGTCGCGAGATAAAAAGCCATCATTTTCAAGAGTTTAATATAAAAGAATTAAAAGAACTTTTTAAGGATTTTATATGCAGGGAAATTAAATTAAAAACTCCCCTGTTTATTGCCTTAGAAGTATCAAAAAAATGAATATACTAATTACGCCTGATGTTGATGATTGGGCTATCGGGAATTTAACGCGGTCAATAATGAAGCACAACAAACGATTTAATTTTTATAAAGTTTGTGTTCATCCGCGTGGAATTCCACAGGGCATTGCTGAAATACAGAGATTGATTAGATCTGGCGTTAAGTTTGATATGTGGCACGCGCAGTATTGGAACAGCGCCCGGCAGGTTTTACAATTTATGCCGGAGTTAAAAGATGTCCCTATTTTATTAACACATCATAATCATCATTGCTTGGAAAATGAAAACTGGCAGGAATTGGGTTTTGATATGCTTAATGAAATGACTAATTGGGGTGTTAGAGTTTTAGAAAAAAGGCATAACAATGTCGTAAAAATTCCACACGGCGTTGATCTTGATAAATATTCTTTCATTAAAGATTATAACGAGGAAATTAAAAATGTTGGATATGTTGGCCGTGTTTGCGAATGGAAGCATCTAAGAGAAATTTGTGAAGCATCAAGAGAATTAAAATACAAAGTTGTCGGTTGCGGTTATATTGATAAACCTGCTTATTGGGAAACTGTCCCAAAGGATGACAAGTTTTTAGAATTTAATGGAGGGTTCGGCAGGCAATCAATGGCCTCCGAAAGTTTTGCCACAGAAATATATCGTAATATGTCTGTCTTTGTTATGTATTCAACAGATGAGAAAGAATCAGGGACACTTCCTTTGTTAGAGGCAATGGCGCGTGGTATTCCAGTATTAGCCACAGAGCAAGGAATGGCCAGAGATTTGATTAAGGACGGCGAAAACGGGATATTTTTCACGCCAGAGAATTTTAAGGAAAAATTAAAGATGTTAATGGAGGATGTTGAGTTGAGAAAAGAGATCAGACAGAAAGCGTGGCAAACAATTAAAACTTATTCAGAGGAAGCAATGGCACGCGAATATGCTAAGGCCTATTATAAATTAGTTCACACTGATCACAAATTAATTTCAGTTGTTATTCCGACATTTCAAAGAGCCGATGAATTATTAAAAGTTATGCTATCGGTTGAAAATCAATCGTATCCGGCAAAGGAAATTATTGTTTGCGATGATGGCTCAACAGACCATACACCGATTATTGTTCACGAAGCCAAGAAAAAATTTAGCACACCGATTAGATATCTAAAAACTGGAACAAAACTTGACTATGGACTGGCCAAAGCAAGAAATGCCGGCGCTATTGAAGCATTGGGCGAAATCCTTTTGTTTTTAGATGACAGATACACGCTTAATCAAGGAGTATTAGAAATTGCTGCCAAAACAACTATGCCAAAATCTTTTGGTCATGGCGTTAAAGTTATTAGAGGCAAGGAATCAACAAAAACTTCATTCATTGAAAACTTTTCTTGGATTGGCAAAAAGGATTTTATCAACGCTGGAATGTTTAGCGAGCAGATGACTTTATGGGGTGGATTAAGTCAAGAAACACGACAAAGGTTTAGTGCGCAAGGATTTAGATTTTTAAGAGTTCCAAGCGCGAAATGTAAAGAAATTATACACAGGTCGAGGTATAAGAAAAAAGATGAATGTTGGAAATCAAAGTTAAAACTACAAAAAATGTATGAGTAAAAAAAAGTTAAAGATATTCACAACTCCATGGCACACAATGCACTTCTGGGATTTGTTTAATGCTTTAAAAGATGATGCAGATTTCTTTTTAGCGCATAATTCAAGTAAGAAGTGGTATTTAGAAACAAGACCATTACCTGAAAACGCGCAGTATGTTCCTTATTACGAAAAAGGGAAATATGATCTTGCTATTTTAGATGTTGATCAACAATGTGTTAATCCTAATCTTGGCAAGACGAGATTGTATAAAGAAATGAGGGATTTAATTAAAGACATCCCGGTAATTGTTATCAATCACGGCAGTCCAGTTTATCCTGAATTTTTGAAAATAGGCGATGGTGAAAGTTTTAAGTATGCTGAGAAAAAATGTAAAAGAGATATGCGAGAGTTAGTTGGTAATAGGACAATGGTTTTGAATTCGCATAGTGGCGCGACAGAGGCCGAATGGGGTTGGGGCGAGCCGATTATACACGGAATGAACCCGGCCGACTGGCTTGATTTAGTAAAAGAGCCGCGAGTATTCACCGCATTAAGCCCGGCCGGCTGTGATTTATACTATAATCGCGAAAGAATGAACGAATTATCGCAGGTATTAAGCACTAAATATGGAATAACGCTTTGGTGGGCGCGTGTGAACGCCGACACAGAAAAATCCTTTGACACATATCGGGAATTCTTAGGAAAATCACTTATTTATATTGATACTTCTGTCCGAACGCCTATGAATAGGGGCAGGACAGAGGCAATGTTAAGCGGTTGTTGCGTTGTTCAAGTCGAGGGCGCGCACGATTTAGACAAATTTGCTGTTAATGGCGAGAATATGATTATTGTTCCCGATAACGCGGAGGAAATAGCCAAACAAGTTAATGATTTATTAGAGAACGGCTATAAAAAATGCGTGGAAATAGGCCAAGCCGGGAAACAAACAGCAATAGAAAAGTTTAATTATACGCGATATCGCCAAGATTGGCTTGACCTTATCGCCAAAAAAATATGGAAATAAAAGTAATAACATTTGAGAAAAAACACGGCCGCCGGCACGGTTCAATCGGTTCGTCAATTATTAGGGGACAATGGATTGTTAATCATTGGCCAGAGGCAGAACTTTGGACAGAGGGCGCGAAAAGTGATGTGATGATATTTCAAAAAGTATATTGGCCTGAAATGATGAAAGCATATCCGGGAATTAAGATTTTAGATTTATGTGACCCGGACTGGCTGACTGGCGAATTAGAATTAGTTAAGATTTCAAAATTAGTTGATGCGATAACTTGTTCGTCAAAAGGATTGTATGATTATGTAAATAAAATTGTTGAGTGTCCTGTCCGTTTTATTCCTGATCGCCTTGACCTTGATTTTTTTGATATAAAAAAAGAGCATAGCGGAAAATTACAAAAGGTCGCTTGGTTTGGATACGGACATAATGCCAAAACTGTATTGCCAGCCGTTTTGCCATCGCTTGCGCGGATTGGCGTTGGCTTGGTTGTTATTTCAAATGAAGATTATTTTAATGACGGCGGCGCGTATGAAGTTGAAATTATCAACAAACGATTTAATTGGGACACGCTGAAATATGATTTAATCAATGCTGATATAGTTATCAATCCACAACCATTCGCAATCAATACGAGGTTCAAATACAAATCAGACAACAAAACTTGGATTGCGAATGCTTTAGGATTGCCTGTCGCTGATACTCTTGATGATTTAGAAAAAATGGTTGATCCCGATGAAAGAATTAAGGTTGCCGAAGATAAATTGAAATTTATTAAGGAAAATTGCGATGTTAAACAATCGGTCAAAGAATTTAAGGATTTAATCACACTATGCCAAAAGAACAAAACAGAAAAATAGAGATGTTGGTTTCAAAAACTGAAAAGCAGTTTTTAGAATTTTGCCGGCGCATTCAATATGCGGAGGGTCAGTTGAGTATTATTAAAGGCGAGCCAATTAAATTATTAAATCCTGTTAAATCTGTTAGATTTGACTTATACACAGGTAATCAAGAAATGCCCTTGACAGAAGATTAAATAGGAATTAGAATTAAATAAAGGGCTCACTACAAGACGGGGGGTTCGCAAGTATTTGCGCGCCTCCTTTTTTATTCTTATGAACGGATTTCAAAGATTTATACAACAAAGAATACTTGGAATTAAAGAAGCCAAGCCGGGCAAGGTAATTCCTTTTACGCCAACGGCGGCCTATGGATTGCCTGAACCAGCGCCAATGGATCAGGCCGCGCAACTTGCTTCTTATAATTCTTGGGTTTATGCTTGCGCCAAAAAAATATCATCTGAATTCGCTAATATAAATCTATTACTTTATAAAAGAAAAAAAGCAGGTGATGTTGAGGAAGAAAAAACGCATGATGTTTTAGATTTACTTGATAGGGTCAATAACTATATGACCCGATATGATTTATTTGAATATACTGGATTAATTTGGGAAATGTCAGGTGAATGTTTTTGGTGGAAAATTAAAGATGAGCAAGGCAATGTTGTTTCAATTTATCCATATCTATCACCGCCTAATATGGCAGTTGTTCCAGATAAGAACACTTTTGTTAAAGGATATATTTATACAGTTCCGGGAACAAATCAAACAATTCCATTCGGGCCCGATGAGATTATACATTTTAAATATCCAAATCCTCTTAATCCTTATCGTGGACTATCGGCTGTTAAGGCAGCTGAGTATGCTATCTCAACAGATAAACAAGCGGCTAAGTGGAACTTTAACTTTTTTAAGAATTCAGCAAAGCCTTATGGAGTTGTTATTTATCCCGGCACGATGACAGATGATCAATATAAAAGATTACAATTACAATGGGAAGTTGGACATGGTGGAGTTGAGAATTCAAACAGGATTGCTATTTTGGAGGGAGGAAATAATGACAAAATTGCGGCGGATTTCAAAGAAATTGGTTTTGGCCAAAAAGATATGGATTTTGTTGAACAAAGAAAGTTTGGTCGAGATGAAATTTTTGTTGCGTTTGGTATTCCTAAGGGAATTATGATTGCGGAAGATGTCAACCGCGCTGTTGCTGAAACGCACGAAAGTGTTTTTGTTAAAAATACAATAATTCCGAAGTATAAGAAATTTGTATCTTATCTTAATGAATTTTTACTGCCTGATTTTGACGAAAAAGATGAATTGTTTTTTGACTTTGCCGATCCGACTATTAGAGATATTGAAAGCCAGTTAAAGGTTTACGAATCAGGAATAAAAAATGGTTGGTTGTCGCCTAATGAAATCAGAGAGCAAGAGGGCTATGCCGCGTATGAGGGAGGCGAGGGAATTTATATGCCTGTTAATATGATTCCGATTGGCAAAGCGCCTAAAAAGAAAAAGAGTATTAAATTTAATATGATCAGGCGCAGACGAACAACACAGGAAAAAATTGATGATGTTATAAAAAGTGTCACTGATAAAGCTAAAGATAGTTTAACAAAATTATCAAAATCAGTTTTTGGAAAGAAAAAAAAGACAAAGAAAATAAAAAAGACAAAGAAAAAGAAGAATTTTTTTAATAAAGCGCAGAGAGAAAAATACGCTATTAATCATATTAAAAGAGCAGATCGTGAGGAAGCTTTACTTAGAATAAAAGTTAGAAATTATTTTACAGCGCAGGAAAAAAGAGTATTGCCAACATTAAAGGGCGGTATTTCAATTAGATTTGATGTAAAATCAGAAACAACATTAGCTATCGCGGCATTTAGACCAATAATAGAAAGTTTGGTAAAAGAGCATGGTGATGATACAATGGCATTACTTGGTTTAGTGGGATTTGATATGGATGTTAATGAAGTGGCAACATTTCTTGAAAAGGATGGATTGAAATTTGCTAATGAAATTAACAAAGTGACAAAAAAGAAATTATCAAAATCAATCGCGGCCGGAACTGAAGCAGGTGAGGATATAGCGACAATCAGAAATAGAATTAAAGGAATATTTAGAGCGGCAAGGATTACGCGAGCAAAAAGTATTGCGAGGACGGAAGTATCAAGGGCTTCTAACTTCTCAACAGTTGAGGCATACAAGCAATCAAAAGTTGTCAGAGCGAAAGAATGGTTGACAACGCCAGATGAAAGATTATGTGATTATTGCGCGCCAATGGATGGAAAGATTGTTAGTATTGATAAAAATTTCTTTGATGAGGGTGATTCATACACAGGCAACGCTGAACGGCCGATTAATATGGATTATGGAAAAGTAGAACAGCCGCCGCTTCATGCTCAATGTAGATGCACGACTGTTCCTGTATTAAAATAAAATATTAAGTTCACTACAAGACGAGGGACTTAAATCAAAGATTATTCTTTGCTTTTTGTCCCTCGTTTTTTATTAAAAGTATGCCAAAACTAAAATTAAAAGTATTTGCTAAAGGTTTAATTAAGAAGATAAGAAAAAATGGCACGATTGCCGGAGCTGTTGCTTCGACTGGCTCAACAGACCGCGATGGCGAGATTTTAGATCCTAAGGGTTGGATTTTGAAAGCATTTAAGAAAGCGCCAAGATTACTTTGGGCGCATGATTCACGACAATTACCTATTGGAAAAGTCACACGAATAGAAACAGACGATAAGGGAAGATTAGTTTTTGATGCTGAATTTGCTGAAACTGAAAATGATTTTGCCAAAAAAGTTGCTGATCTTGTTCGTGGCGGATTTTTAAATACTTTTTCTGTTGGTTTTAGGCCATTGGATTTTGATAGAGAAACAGACACATATAAAAAAATGGAATTGCTTGAGATTTCAATGGTAAATGTTCCGGCAAACGCAGAGGCAAGGTTAAGCCATGAATATAAATCATTTGAAAAAGATGAAAAATCAATGTTTAAAAAGAAAATTAAGAAAATTGCAAAGAAAAAGAAAATTAAGAAAGTTAGTAAAAAAAGATATTTGTCTGAAGAAAAAAGATTGTTGATTAGAAACACAATCACTACCTTAAAAGAGGTGTTGGCTTCAACAGAGCCAAGACCAAAAAAGGGTGGTCAAAAGGTCGGATCTCGCAAGGCTAAAAAAACCGATGGTGTTTTAGAGGCGTTGCGAACTGTGGATCGCGCTGTTGAAATTGCGATCCATAGAGAGAAAAGGAGATTGTAAAATGCCTAAGAAAAAGAAAAAAATTACTCCCGAAAAATTAGCCGAACAAATCGGAACTAAAATTAGTGATGGTTTGAAGGAAATTTTAGCGAGTAAGAAAATCAGCAAGAAAGCCAAGCAAAAGAAAAGCAAACTAACTCCAAAATCAAAAGCCGGATTTGGCGATCGTGAAATTAAGTTATATAAACTTAAGGATGGCAAGCAGATAACTGCGCCAGCTAACGATCAAACCAAAGAACTTGGTGAATGGTTTAGAGCGTTGCTTTTCAAGGATCGTTCAGGAATGATTAAAAGTTATAATAAGTTGGAAAATGGCGCGATTGAGAAATTCCAGCCGTTGTTAGAGGGAACTGCCAATGTTGGTGGAAACCTTGTTCCTACACTTCTTTATAACTATCTTATTCCTTTACTTGAGGATAAAGCCGTTATTAAGGCAGGCGCGACAGTAATTGACATGTCAGGTATGAAGACAAATCAACTTGACATTTCAGGTATTGAATCAAAGCCTATTGCTCAGTGGGGTTCTGAAAATACCGCTAAGGCGACATCGTCTATGCAGTTTAATCAGATTTCACTTACTCCTTATTTGTTAGCCGCTATTGTTCCATTTTCTATGCAATTGCGTGATGACTCGCCGTTTAATATTGTTCAAATCATTATTAAAGCATTAGGCGAAGCCTATGTTAAGGCAGAGGAAGCCGCGTTTGCGACTGGAAACGGAACTGGCCGACCGACTGGTATTAATAATTACACCGCAGGGCGTGTTGTTAATGCCGGTGGCGCTGTTGCTTGGGGACATATTAACTCCGCTTATTGGAGGATGCCGCAAGCGTTCAGGAATAAGGCTGTTTGGTTAATGAATGGAAGGACTATTGAAGTCGTTTCAAATCTGCAGGATAGTAATAACAGACCCCTGTTGCTCGATAATGGAATTATGACCCAAGCGGGTATTCCATCATTGAAAGGCAGACCTGTTTATGAGCAAAACGATTTGCCATCATCCGTGATCAACTTTGTTGACCTATCAATGTATTATGTCGGTGAAAAGTTGCCTATGAAGATCGATATTGCCGATCAGGCGACTGTTGCCGGAGTGTCATTGTGGGAACGAAACTTGATTGCTGTTCGTCTTGAGGGACGAGTTGATGCTGAATTGGCCACAACCCGCGCATTTACGCAGGTTAGTAATAGTGGTGTATCTTAGACTGATTGATATTTAGCAAATTGCGCGTTGAGGCGGGAAACCCTTTAATGCTTGGCGCGCAAGAGTTAGTTATTAATATATGTTTAGAAAAAAAACAAAAAAGAATAATAAAAAGCGGAATAAGAAAAAGTTAAGGAAACTTAAGAAAGAGATGTCGCCTCGAAGAAATAAGGGCGGATACATTACAAAATAATGGCTATTGTATCTTATGGATTAACCACAGTCGCGCGCGTAAAATCTTTTTTAGGGATTAGCGCGTCAACACACAATACTTTGCTTGAGATACTTATTAATCAAGTTTCTGATTTTGTTGAGAAGTTTTGCGACAGGCGATTTTTGAAAACTGTATATTCAAATCAGGTTTATGACGGAAATGGAAGCAATAAAATGCTGTTAAAACAATATCCAATTGTTTCCGGCGAAACATTTTCATTAGAAAGGCGCGACTCTTATAATAATCAAAGTTCATTCTCAACGATTGATTCGGAAGCATATTTTGTTAAAGAAGAAGAAGGGATTATTGAATATGTCGGCAGTTATATTCCTGAGGGCGCTGTCTTTATTAAAGCGCCGCAACATTACAGAGTTACTTATACGGCCGGATATGATTTTGATAATGTCACGCCGGGAAACACATTAGAAAGTGTCGGTATCGGTGATTTAGAATATGCCGTTTGGAAATTAGTTGCGAAAGCGTTTAATAACCGCAAAGTAAGTTCAAATGTCCAATCCGAGAAGTTAGGCGATTATTCTGTTTTATTTAGAAAAGGAGTTATGGCCGATCCTGAAATTGACGGAATATTAACAAAATACAAACGGCCATATCAACATTAATATGTCAATTAACCATTTTTTTAACAAATCAATAATTATCAGACGGCTTTCAAGTGTTTCAGGATATAAAAAGAAATTCGTATCAACAGGAACGATTGACGCGCACCTCCAAAAATTAACAGACGAGGCGGACTTTCAAACATTCGGAGTATTGGGCGCAACCCATAAAGCGTGGTGTGATGTGGACGATGATATTAAAAAAGGCGATAAAGTGATTGACCCGGATAATAATGAATATAAGGTGGTAGCCACAAACAAACAGGATTTTGGACATAATGTTCACTTGGAAGTGGTTTTGAAAAAATACGATGATTAAAATGAGAATAGAGGGATTAGACCAGTTAAGAAGAAGTTTGAAAAAATACCCGGCTATATCCGCAAAAAATATTCAGGAAGCAATATCAAAATCTATTTTTCAGGTTGAAAGAAAAGCAAAGCCGAAAACGCCAGTTGACACAGGACGATTGCGCGCTGGATATAAGCATAAATTTGGATTACTAACAGGGACATTGTTTAATCCGGTAAAATACGCTTTCAAACAACACGAGAATTTAGGATTTAGGCATAGAGTTGGTGAAGCGAAATTTATGGAAAAAGGGTTGGTGGAATCGTTTGGACAAATTAATAAATTTTTCTCGGAAGCATTAGAGAAAACATTGAGAAAAATAGCGAGGAGATAATATGGCTGATTCAGCAACAAAAATTTTAAGGGATAAAATATCAGATGTTTTAGATGATATTGATAAAATCCAAGAAGTCAAAGATGACCCAACTTTGAAATTAAGCGGATTTCCATCGGCTGTAATTATCCCGGCGCCGGAAGATGCGGAAAGGCAATCATCAAATCAGAATTTAAGGACTTATTCATTCAAGGTCACTATTTATCAAGATATTCAGGATGTTGGAATGGCAAACGCAATGTTAACTTTATACGATTTGAAAGATGATATTTTAGATGCGTTTGACCAAGACGAAACAATGACAGGAATATCTTTGCCGACTGGATATACAATGGTTGCTGTTGATCCTGCCGTTAGTGATTGGATTGAAAATCCCGATTCAAAATTAATTGGTATAGAAATAACATTAAATATAAGGGTTTCTGTTTCATTGAGTTAATTTTTTAACTTAATAAAAAAGGCAACACTTAATAAATATGTCAAAATTCATAGGAAGATTAACACAAATAGGCATAGCCAAAGAGTCCACAAGAGGGACTGCTCAATCGCCTACATATTGGCTTGAAAAAACAGGCCTAACATTTAACAACAAATCAAATCTTGTTAAAAGCGCGGGATCAGTCGGAAATATTGCGGCCGTGACGACTGGTTATATTACCGAGCAATGGGCTGAGGGCGATATTGAGGGCGAGATTAGGGATAAATCCTTTGGATTGATACTATTAGCAACCTTTGGGACAGTTAGTTCGGCGGCAAGCAGTGGCGCATACAAGCACACATATTCACTCCAAAACGATAATAGGCACGATTCGTTGTCTATTGCCTACAAAGACCCGGATAATAACTATATGTTCAGGCGCGGAATGCTTGGAAGTTTATCAATTAATTGTCGAATGGATGAGATTGTTTCATTTACGGCCAATTTTATGTCCCATGTATCGGAAGACTGGTCGTCATTCACTCCGTCTTATGTGGCCGAGAATAAATTTACTAAGAAACATTTAACATTCAAAATCGCAAGCAGTATTGCCGGACTATCCGCCGCAAGTGAAACATCACTTAAAGAATTAACCTTGACGATTGAGAAGCCATTGGTTAGAGATAGCGTTTTAGGAAGTGTTGAGCCAAAAGACATATTTAATACTTCATTCAAAATTACTGGAACGATTGTATTAAATCTTGATGATAATTCTTTCAGAACAAACGCCGTTGATGGAACAATCAAAGCGATGAGAATTGATTTGGTAAATACCGACAGAACAATCGGCACAACTAATCCATCATTCAGAATTGACTTGCCGAAAGTTATCTTTGAAGCGTGGGAACAGGATAATATTTTAGATGACATTGTCGGTCAAACATTAACTTTTGAGGCTTACTACGAAATTTCAAATAGCCGTCTATGGTCGGACTGCTATCTGAAAAACGAAGTAGCAAGTTATTAATATGCCACAATTAAAAGATTTTAGAAAAGTTGAAACAATAGAATTACCATCATTTCCTGATAGTAAAGTTAATATTTACGATAGTTTGATTTTTGGTGATATGCTTGGGCTTGATGAAATAGAAAATCCCACCGAGAAAAATATCCTAATGATTACCCGGCTTATTAAGAGTTGGAATTTGACGGATAGCAAAGATGTTGTCTTGCCGATTACTTCTGAAAATATTAAGAAGTTGCCTATTAATGACAGCAATCTTTTAATCCAAAAATTGGTTTCTGCTTTGGAGATTAAAAAAAAAGAATAATGGAATATAATCTATGCAAAGAATTTGGGTGGACTGTTCAAGAATTGTATTCTCAACCAGTTGATTTCATTTATCTTTGCGTAAAAATAATCAATGCCAGACATAACCAAGAAATTAAAAGTCGTAATAGAAGCCCAAGATAGAGCGAGCGCAAAACTGGGTAAATTCTCGGGGGCTTTGAAAATGGCCGGCGTGGCTGTCGGCGCTTTTGCTGTTGGAATGGGTGTTAAGGCCGTTCAGGCGGCGGCCAGTTTTGAATCAGGAATGACGAATGTTGCAACTTTACTTGATACAAGCACGGAAAATATGGATGAGATGGGCAAGAAAGTTAAAGAGATTTCCAAGCGTATTCCTGTTGATATGGTGGATTTAACCACTGCTCTTTATAATGTTCGATCGGCAGGAATTGATGCGGCCGATGCGATGGATGTTTTGGAAACTTCCGGCAAATTAGCGGTAGCAGGATTATCAACAACTGAAGAAGCGGTTGACCTTTTAACTTCCGCCATTAATGTTTATGGCGATGAGAGCCACAACTCCGAACAATTAGCCGACATTCTTTTCAAAACTGTTAAGGCCGGTAAAACAACAGTTTCTGAATTAGCGCAAGGATTTGGTAAAGTTGCCGCTATCGCGAAAGAAACAGGAATTAGTATTGAGGATTTATCCGCCGCGACTGCCGTTTTAACAACTGGTGGTATTAAAGCGGCCGAGGCGCAGACCGCTTTGAAAGCGATGATTTCTAATGTTTTGAAACCAACCAAAGATGCGATAGATGTTTCTGAAAAATTAGGCATATCGTTTAATCTTGGTGCGTTAGAAGCAAAAGGATTGTCAGGAATGTTGGTAGAGATAGCAGACAAGGCCGGCGACGACAAACAAGCATTGGCAGATTTGTTTGGTTCGGTTGAAGCGGCCAACGCTATATTCGCTTTAACATCAGAGGATGGTGGCGCGGCAATGAAAAAAGTTTTAGAGGATATAAATAGCGGCACAGACTCTTTAACAGAGGGTTTTAATAAACAAACAGAAAGCGCTGCTAATCAATATAAAATGTTAAAAAATAATTTGAATGTTGCTATGATAGATTTAGGGACTGTTATTTTGCCGCCATTAGTAAGTATGATGAAAGCGTTGCCGGGAATTCTTGAGAAAGCAGGAAAGGGTTGGGATTTTGTGACAACGGCTTTGTCAAAAGTTTTTATAGCCGCCGATAAAGTTAATGAAGCAGTCGCGAGAGCAGGCAGAACAACTGGCAAAGTAGGTAGAGCGATTGGCGGATTTTTAACTGGATCAGGCAGGGGGGAAAAAAATATTCCATTTTTGCCATTTTTTCAAAAGGGTGGTGTAGTTCCGGGATTGCCAAGCCAACCAGTTCCGATTATGGCGCACGGCGGTGAAACAATTATCCCAGCCGACAAGGAAGTGGGAAATAGTTATAATTACAATTTCAATTTTTCAAACGCAATGATTGCTGACAAAGACCAGTTAATCAGAGAAATCAAATCTGTTATAGACAGAGAGTCGGAATTAAGAAATTTAGGAGGAACATAATATGTCAACAACAGTCACATTTGATAGCGTAAGTTTGCAGAATATTAACAAGGTTGTTAAATCAGCCCGGCATGATAGCGCGCCTAATAGAGAGATTGAGATTTTGCCGTTAGCAAGAAATGAGGGTGGAGTTTTTGTTTCAGAACATTATCAATCAAAGGCAATACGAATTAGCGGAATGATTAAAGCGAGTAATCAAGCAAATCTTGAAACAGAGATTGACAGTTTTAAGGAATTATTGTCGCGTAAAAATAAGAATTTAGATATTTCTTATGCAGGCGGAACAAGACGATATGTTGCTTATAGCCGTTCGGTAAATATTGACAGGGATTTCTTTCATCTCAATTTCGCGCCGTATGATATTGAGTTTATTGTCCCGGCAGGAATTGGAAAAGATACATCCGTCACGGCCGCGCTTGATGCTGTATCCGCAGACCCGACTTATTCAGGATCAGTCACATTCAGCGGTTCGGCCGAGCCAAAACCAGTTATTAAATTAACATTAGGAAGCGGTTGGACTAACGCCTATGGAATTAAATTTGAAAATACAGATACAGAGGAGGAATGTATTGTTAATTATTCAGATGGATTTAGTGATGGCGATGTGTTGGAAATAGATTGCGCTAATAAAAAAGTTGAATTGAATGGTGGTGAGATAGAATTTTATCGCGTGTTCCCATCATTTATTATTGGCTCAAGTAATATTAAAATTAAGGCAGGCGATTTAATTGATCAACAATTTGATAGCGCGGCGAATGAAACAGCAATCGGCGCATTAGGAACTTCAAGCATAGCAAATGGCAATGATTATCCAGCGCAAAGTTTTTCTGTCACGCATACGGACGCGACTTATCAAGGATTGATGCTAAGAATAGGGCGAGGAACAGGATTAGGAACGGCTAACTTTGATGTTGAAATACAAACAGACAGCAATGGTGAACCATCTGGAACAGCCGTCACGAATGCCACATTTACGCTTCTTTTGGCTGATTTAACAACTTCCTATGCTTGGGTGACAATTAATTCGGCGAATAGATTTGAATTAAGCGCTAACACAATTTATTGGATAGTGATTATGCCAGTCGGCGATGCTTCAAATGTGTTTGGGAAGTGGTCAACTGTCAAAGGCGCGGAAGCAACTTATGGCAGAGGTTGCGCGGCATATACTCTTGATGGCGGATCAACTTGGACAAGAGAAACAACTTGGGATAGAGGATTTAAGTTATTATATGGAGGCAAGGTTGATAGTCCGGGAGGAACATTAACTTTGGATATAGATTATACAAAAAGATACCTCTAATTATTTATCGCGTCTAAATTTATTTAGCCGTAATCAATAATTAAGGAACAAAAAAAATGGACGAAAAATTACACTGGCAACCACATTGGAAGATTGAAAAATATCTCAATGATGAGGACAGAAAAAACGACAAACCATACGCCGTTGAGGAATTTGACGGCAATATGATGTTGAGCGAGGGTATTGGCGCAATGCTAACGCTTCTTATTGGTGGCGCGGAAACTTCATTCAGCAATGCCAACGCGCAGTTAGGCGTTGGGAATAGTTCGGCGGCCACAGCGACATCGCAAACTGATTTACAGGGCGCTTCAACTAACTGGCAAGGAATGGAAGCAGGTTATCCGACTGTTTCAGGGCGGACTGTCACATTCAAATCAGAGTTCGGTTCGGCTGTGGCAAACTTCTTATGGCACGAATTCTCTGTTAGAAATGGATCATCCGCAGACAAAAATCTAAACCGCAGAGTAGTCACGAAAGGAACAAAAGCGTCTGGCGAAACTTGGACTTTAACATTAACAATAACAATAACTTAATATGGCCAAAATATTAAAAGTAAAAATTAAAAGAGATCAAACGCCTGCCGGGACACATTATACTTATCCGTTGGAATACGATGCCAAAAAAATACAAGTATTGTGCTACGAAAGCACAGGAGAATTAGAAGTCGTTCAAAATAGAGGGAATAAAAATGAATATTGTATTGGCGTGGTTAAAGACGAGCATGCTTCACAGTTTCTTAAAAGCAAAGATATTATAGAAATCACACAAAAAAACGCCAATGTTCTTGGTAGAAAATGGCGACCACAGCGAGAGAAAATAATTGACCAAGAAAAAGTAATGATGATTTTAGCGAAAATTGGACAAGGCAAAGGATTAACACAGATAGAAAAAGACGCGCTTAATCCTGATAAAGCAGAAGCAGGAATTAACAAATCTGTATTATTTGATGATCTATTAAATGAACATCTTAAATAAAAATATCCAAATAAGTGTTCTTAATCAAGGAAAGTTAAATGTAGGACTTGTTGATTTTCTAACTTTTTTAAGGTTAAACGAAAAAAGGTTTAACTTAGATTTTCAACCATTTAATGAAACGAATAAAAGACCGATTGAACATAATATTAATAGTATTCAAAAAAGATTTCTTGAAAGCAACAATGATTATTTATTATTAATTGATGACGATATAACTCCGTTAAAAAATCCATTAGATTTGGTTTTATTAAATAAAGATATTATTTCTTGTGTAGTTCCAACTTGGAAATCAAACGAAATAGAAACTGATATTTTATTTTTATCTCTTATAAAAAAAGATGATGGATATATTCAAGTTCCAGTTAGTAACAGAAACGGCTTAATGGAAGTAGATGTAGTTTCAAATGGTTGTTTAATAGTTAGCAGGCGTGTTTTAGAAAAAGTTAATCCAATGTCTATTAGATTGTTTGATAAAAATGGATTACAAAAATTAGGACACGATTTTAACTTTTGTGAAAAAGCAAAAAAGAAAGGGTTTAAGGTTTGGGTTAATTGGGATTATGTTTGTGATCATAATGGAATATTAAAAACACTTGAACTTCTAAAAAATTATGGCAAATAATTTATTTCAATCAGAAGATGTTGCGAGCCAAATTATTAAATATGTTGGTTTTAGTTCGTCTGTTTCAAGTAGTATAGCTTCTCCAAGCACTGCGGTAAGGGGTGTTGCTTGGGATAATACTAATCTTTATAGTGTAGATGATGGAAGCGATAAATATTATAAACATTCAGGATTTACCACAACAATAACTGATAGTTTCACAAAGGCAGTGAATTATCCAAGAGAGTTAGATTGGAAAGACAGCAATCTTTATGGGAATAATGTTATAAACGAAAAAGTTTATAAGTATTCAGGATTTAGTTCAACTGTTTTAGATAGTTTCTCAAGTCCTGGAGGCACAACACAAGGAATGACTTGGTTGGGTAGTAATGTAGTAACTGGTTCTGTTGACACCGATAAGGTTTATAAATTTTCAGGATTTAGTTCAACAATTACTGATTCATTCGCTGTGACTGATCCCCTTGGAATGACAGAGGATGAGAATAATAATCTTATAGTATTGCTTGGTGCTGGAGTTAAAATTGTTAAATATTCAGGATTTAGTAATTCTGTTCTTGATAGTTTTACTGGTCAAGGAAGTGAGGGTCGTGCTTATGGATTGGCTTGGGAAAGTGAGGCAGTAATAGTTGAAAAAGAGGTTGTTGATTCCGGCGTGGGTGCGGAAAATGTATTGGTTAATAAAGATTTAGTTGTTAGCGAAGCAGGAAGTGGCGCGGAAGATATTAAAATCAATAAAGATTTATTGATGACTGATTCCGGAGTTGGCGCGGAAACTATCACAGTAACAATAACTGCCGCGAAAGAAGTAAGCGATAGTGGAGCCGGAGTGGACGATGTCACAGTGACAAAACTACCGGCATTAGTAGAAAAACATATTTTGATTAAAGTTTATGATAATGAGGGAAACTATCTTGAAAGTTGGGATGATGCGACATTCGCAGGATTTACAAAAGAAATCAACGGAGGATTAGGCGAGTGCCAAATTAAGTTAGGCAGAACATTTGATAATTATGGCGAGTATTTTGATGTCAAACATAATAACGAAGTCAGAATTTTAATCACAGATCGCGACACACGCGGGACAGATGATAAATATATTCTTATTTATTCCGGGTATATTTCAAAATACACGCCTTGGATAGAGGGTGGCCGAGAGGGGGTTGTTGTTCATTGCTTGGGATACTATACAAAATTTGCGCAGGATATTTATAAAAACGGGACAACGACAACTATTCAAGAAACGGCAACTGATGTCGGGACGATGTTTAGAAATTTAATGGATAGATATATTGCCGAAACGACAACGCCTAAATTACATTATTCGCTTGAAAGCATCACAGCCACGGGAACAACAGCGACTTATGCTTTTGAAATGATGACTTATCGCGAGGGGATAGAAGTTATTAAGAGTTTAGCGCCGACTGATTGGTGGTGGTATGTTGATCAATGGCATAAAGTAAAATTCAAAAGTAAACCGACAACAACCGATCATACTTTTATTTTTGGCAGACATTTTCATAGCGTAAAGGTTGAAAAAAGTATGGAAAAAATTAAGAACGCTTTGCTATTTTGGAATAGAGAAACAGCCGATAATAAGATTTACAAATTATATGTTGACGCGACTTCTGTTAGTGATCATGGCCGTCGAGTAATTAAACATATTGATCAAGGACGAGTTGGCGCAACGATTGACGCGGATAAAATTGGGGACGCTTTTGTAGCCGAACATAAAGAGCCAGACATTAAAGTTTTAGTTGAAATTATTGATAATGCCGAAGATCCTTATCGCGGATACGATATTGAAAGCATAGAGCCGGGACAGACCTGTATTTTCAGCGGATTTTCAGAAGCGTTAAGTGAAACATTTAAGGAAAATATGTTAATTACTAAGGTCGAGTATACATTAGAAAAAGTTAGATTAACCATTGAGCCAACGCGTGCCGGGATAGTTGATCGTTTAGAGCATGTCGCAAGACAAGTTAGCGAAGCCAACACCAAAAACGCGCCGGCCTCTTATTCAACATAACATGAATGGAAAAAAAACAGACAGAGAATTAATAGAAGATATGTGGGGTATTCTTTTTGGAAATCCAAATCATCAATGTGGATTAATATCTGAAATGGGAAAGATGAAATTAGCTGTTAAAAATAATACGAGAATTAGTTGGGCAGTTTTATTGGTTATTATAGCAGGAACGCTTGGATTAATAATTAGTTAATCAGAAATTAGTTCTTTAAAAAGGAGGGACAATGAATGCAATGACTAAAATAGGTTTGTCCGTTATTTCATCAACAGTCAGTAAACATAATTGTAAAATTGTTAGTATTGATAAAAACGGAACGATTAATATCGATGGTTCAGATAAAAACCAAACAGCTTGTTTTAATGAATTAGGTGAATAGTTATGCTAATCGTCTGCAAAAAATGTTCAGAAACTATCGGATGTGTTGATGAAAAAACCAACAAGACAGAGTATTGCCATAAATGTTCCGATGCTGAATTTTGCCAAGAACGATATATTGAAGAAAAATGTATCGAGGGAGTATGTAAACAATGCTCAGAACAATAACTCGGGCGACTCATCTTTAGGTAAAACAAAAATAGCTTTTGCCACTGATGATGTCGCCCTATCTCTTTATGAAACTATTTAAAATGGTTTTATAAAAAGGTAAATTAACGAAAGGTAATAAGATGAAACCAAAATATATTATTATTCATCACACAGCAACAGATCGAGATCATACGACATTTGAAGCTGTGAAAAAATATCATATTAGTAAAGGCTATGGGAACATTGGCTATCACTTTTTAATTACGGCCGATGGTGTTTTGCATGGCTATCCCGAAGCGCGTGGTCAAGATATAGTTGGCGCGCATTGCCGGGCAGACGGAATGAATTACAAATCAATCGGAATTTGTCTAACTGGAAATTTTGAAAAACAGCAACCGATAGAAAAGCAATTATCAACATTAAGAAATTTAGTTGATCAATTAAAAAAAGAGTGGAATATTCCAACGGAAAATGTTTTAGGCCATAAAGAAGTTAAGGGCGCAAAAACAGTTTGTCCGGGAACGCATTTAACAACATTCATTAAAACAATAAGGAAGATCGATGGATATAATGAATCAGAGGCCACCAAAGAACTTTTAAGAACGATTAAGGAGTTAAGGGTGGCTAATGGTCAACTTAAGCAAAAAAACACAAAATTGATGACAAAATTAACTAATGCTAAGAATATTATCAAAGAGTTAAAGGTCGCGATTCAGTCAAAGAAAACTTGGGCTGATAAGTTGTTAGAACTAATAAAAAAAAACGAAAATGATTAAATCAATTTTACAATTTTTAAGTGGTAAAAAAGGCGCTATTGCTTCCATTGTTGGATTGAGTGTTGCTTATATGGCTACCAAAAGCATATTAGGTGAGGCAGAGGTTATATTGATTATGGGGATTTCAACTGTCTTGTTTGGTGGTGCAAGTTATGCCACAAGAAAATTTATCTATAATAAATAAATAAGAACCGCCCATGTGTTCCGTCTGGGAATGTCCAATCGCCCATCTTGGACTGGGCGGTTTTTTAATTGGCTATTGGGGATAACATTACTTGACTTTATTTTTCTGTGGGATTATAATTAGGATATAAATAAGAAAGGAATAAGAATGTTAATAAAAATAAGTGAAAAAATAAAAAAAGAAGCAATCGGAAAACCCGACAAAATTGCTGATATTTTAGTAAAGGTATTAAAAGCAGAACACAAGGACGACAGAATGAAAGAACATTTTTGGGGAGTATATCTTGGCGCGCGTAATAATATTATCAAGATTGAATTGATACATTTAGGAACACTTAATGCTTGTCTTGTTCATCCGCGTGATGTATTTAAGCACGCAATGACTTCTTCGGCCGCCAGTTTGATTATTATTCATAATCATCCGAGCGATGATATTGAGCCATCAGAAAATGATTTGACAGTGACGAAAAGAATGGTTGAAGCCGGAAAGATGCTGGGGATTGAAATATTAGATCATATTATTATAAACGAAAAAGGAAAATTTGTATCATTAAAAAGTAAGGGGGTGATAAAAGGATGACATTAAAAGAAAAAACAAATCAGTTATTAGAATTGCGCGAAAAGATTAATGCGATGGCAGAAGCAATTAAGCCATTCCAAATTGAGCGCGATGAATTACAGGCAGATATTATGAAGAATATGATTAAGCAAGGATTTTCAAGCATAAAAACAGATATTGCGACAATTTCAAAATCATCACGAAAAACGCTCGCAATTATTGACGAGGATGTATTGGTTCAAGATTTGAAAAAGCGTGGCCTAACTGATTTGGTTAAAGAGCGTATTAATTCCTCTTTATTTAGAGGTTTTGCGACAGAGGCAGTTAAACAAAATCTAACACCGGACGGAACAGAAATAAAGACGACAGAATTTATTTCTATCCGAAAAGTTAAAGATAAAAATGATGGGAAAACAAAATAAAGTTCAAGTTGTTAAACCGGGATAT